TTTAAGGCGGCGTTTACTGCCACTTCGGACGCGCTCATCACCAAGCTTCTTGGTGGTGAAAGCTGAGTGAGCGCTCTCCTCGTGATAAGAATCCTGACGATTCTGATCACCGTCTTTCGGACGGTTATCTTCGTCGTTGGGCTCCTGTTCACAGGAAAAAGCGCAAACTCTCGCTAGCGGGGAACACTCTGGACTTCGCCCTCACGGTGGCCATTACTGTTTTGGTCATCTTTTGGGTGTTGATCATTGTGTTCCTGATCCAGACAGTTCACGACGTTACTTATTGTATCGATCGTGACTTTAAGGGACTTTCACAGAAAGCCCCGAAAAGGTGCGAAACAGCCGTTGAAGATAAAGTCAACGACCTCGCATTCTGTCTACTGAATCAACAGCTGTAGGCTAGGACTAGCCACCTCTATTAGGAGGGACTATGAAAAGCCTACTGTTGCTCTGGCAGAAGGTGGCCAATGAATCGGCCACTTGGTGTTGCACTAGCGCCACCATGGACTGCAAAACAGTCCTTGGTCGTGTTGAACACGAGGGGTTATCGTTTTTGACGATAACCCTACCACAATTTGGAAAAGACTTCGAAAAAAGTCTTGACCAAGGCGTGGTCGATCGCCGTTCTTTCACTGGTTTCCAGTGGAAGAGAGGTCTCCCCCGATTTCTCGGAGGTTTCCTCGATCGTGTGTTCGACCGAACTAGTGGTGTGTTGCTCGACTCACCATGCATCGATGCAATCATTGCTATTCGTCAGCTTACGCTGATGTATAGCAAGATCGAGCTCCCTTGTAGCGATACAAGGGTGCGCGATGCTTTGCGTGGGTGGGTCGAGTGTGAGCAGCATGTCAGGGAAGCGGATAGCCAGAGAACCCCGATTGACATCGAGGCCTTCCGGCGCGTATCCGCGTTGCTGTATCGTAAAGAGCTCACTATCGTAGATCGCAAGATCTATGATGGTGATGAACTCTTTCCGCAGCACGGTCCTGGATCGACTGCAGATGGACTTATTGGAAACAATAAGTTCTTGCAGTCTACCTGGCCCGCCCGTCTCGAGAAGTACTTCCCCATGGGGGAAATGCTTCTCCCCAATTGGTCTTACTACAACCAATTGGAAGAGATCGACATGCTCGAACCTGGTTCGGAGATACCCGTTAAGGTTATCACCGTTCCTAAAACGCTCAAGACACCTCGAATCATCGGGATGGAGCCTACTGCCATGATGTATGCGCAGAAGGCTATCAGCCCGTTGATACGGGAAGCTCTGAAAGGATCCCGCAAACGCGGGAGTGACTACCTTTCATCCTTCCTCGGTTTCGACGACCAGACGCCTAATCAGCGTATGGCCGAAGAAGGGTCCCTGCTCCAGGGACTGGCTACACTTGATCTAAGTGAAGCCTCCGATCGTGTCTCGAATCAGCTCGTACGTGAAATGTTCCGCGACCACCCTCATTTGCATGGGGCGGTTGATGCGTGCAGATCACGGAAGGCTGATGTAGATGGCCATGGCGTTATTCGCATGGCCAAATTCGCGTGTATGGGTTCAGACCTTTGCTTCCCAATTGAGGCGATGGTATTTCTTACCATCATCTTTCTTGGGATCGAAAAGGATCTCAACACCTCACTTTGTCCACGTATCCTAAAGGAGTACGTTGGACGGGTGCGCGTCTATGGAGACGATATTATCGTCCCCGTAGAACATGTGCGTTCCGTTGTCAGTATGCTTGAGCATTTTGGTGCTCAAGTTAATACTGCCAAGTCTTTCTGGACCGGTAGGTTCAGAGAGTCTTGCGGTAAGGAGTACTTTGCTGGACATGACGTTAGTATCGTCAAGTTCCGTCAAGAATTCCCTACACATCGGATGAACGCGACGGGAGTTATTTC